ATATTCTATAAATTTAGTTTCTAAGAAATCACACTCATCTAGGTCACAAACTTCCATTTGAAGCTGCATTTGAACCCAATATTCTTTTTTAGGTATTCCTGTAATTTCACGACTGACGACATTTTTTATTTCAAGCATACGACCATAACGGTCGGAACTTTTATCGACTATTATCCCATCAGGCGACGCGCCAAGAAATGAATATTTCGAATGACGAATGCAACCGAAATCCTCTACAATAACGTTGTAATCACGCTCATATAATAAAATAGATAACGGTTCATATTTTTGTCCCCAGTGCAATGGTGTATTTGTATTAACCATTTTGTCAGAATCTTCGCTATTTTTTAATGGTTGGCATTTTTCATAAATAAGCTGATTTATTGTTGCTTGTGATTCAAATGCTTTCCACGCATTGCTTGCAGTAATTAAGTTCCAACGAAATAAATACCATTCAGGTGTTCTTTGAAGTGGTTGTGGAATTTCTCTCAAACCTTGTATTTTTTTTTCAATAATATCAATATTTTCTTCGGAAATTTCTTGAATTTCAATAATATTATTTTCAATTGATTTATCTGGGTGAAAAGTAGAAATAAAAATATTAAAAGCATCCTCTAAGAGGTCATTTAAGTCATCTTCAATAAAATCGCTTTCAAGAATTTGGTCTTCTAATTGAATATAAAATATTTCTTTAATTTCTTCTAAAAGAATCTCATCAAAATTGGGTTCGGACATAACAGTTGGATTCTCTTGAATGTAGTCGTCCATTAAATCAAAAGCAGTTTCAAATAATTCTAACGCATAATCTTGAGTAAAAATGCTTGGTTCATCTTCAAATACTAATGTATCTAGGATATCTTCTAAGTCTTCTAATTCTGATATAAGCATAGCTATATATACTCTTTTTATGTTTTTAATATATTATTAATCTATTTAAAAATATATTATACAATTTTCTTAGTTTAATTATGTTGTTTTAATTTTCTTCATCTGATTCAGAGTTGTCGTCATTTTTGGTTGAATTAATTATTTTATTTCTAATAGTTCCTTGAGCTTTTTTACAGAAAGCGATTTCAATGTAGAAACACGTTTATCTAAATTTTTTAAAGTAAAATGTTTTGCTATTTTTACATATGATAATGCAGGTATTTCTTTAATGGTTCCGTTAGATTTATCATAAGAAACATCTTTGACTCTTTGAAGTTTTTTTCTATCAATGCACTCTTTTAAAAATGTTACCAAAAGTTTGGATTCTTCTTCATCTAAATTTTTATCTTTTGCATATAAATCTACAAAATCGATTAACTTCTTGGTTTTTACTGTTTTATTTAATTTGCACCAAGGTTCATTGTTATTATTATTTTTTTCATTTTCCAAAAATTTTTCAAGATTGGATAAATCATTTGAGGATTTTGTTTCGCGCATTGGGTTTCCATTTAATAACATAGTCTTGTATTTAATATTCTTTAGCTCTTGGCATTCGTCGATAACAGGTAGTTCTTCCATAACTGATTATATATTAATATGTAAAATTGAGTTTAACTTAGTTTCGTAAAATATTTATTTATTAAACAATTTTTATATTAGTTTTATATTAAATATAATATACAATATTATATATTCTCAAATGTCAATAGAAGACCAAAAAACAGGAAAAGACCAAAAAACAATAAACATTTTAGGGACAAACAATAAATACCAAATAAAAAAAATGATAAAAGAGCATAAGGCTGAAAAAGAGGTTAAAAAACGAGTAGTATCTGAAAAATGGTGTTTTTCGGATGAATATTTTTTATATCCTCATCAAATGCAAGCATTGAATAATATTTATGAAAATAATTTGCAAAATAATGATGAAATTACAAAAATAATTATTCAAGAGATAAATAAAAAAATATCTGGATATAAACAACAAGATATGCTGAAAAAACATTATGAATCTGAAAAATTTTTAACTTTTGAATCTGTTATTAAAAAATTAATTGAGTCTGAATTAAAATGTCGTTATTGTAAATGTGAAATGTCAGTTTTATATGACGTCTCGAGAGAAATGAAACAATGGTCTGTTGATAGAATTGATAATGACAAAGGACATAACATTGATAATTTTCATTTAGCGTGCTTAGATTGCAATTTAAAGAGAAGACGAAGAACAGACGAAAAATTTTTGTTTACAAAACAGTTAAATATTGTTAAACAAGACAATTAAAAACAAGACATAGTCAATTAAGTTTATTAATAATATTTAATCCCTATAGGAATATTATTAGTATGGAATGGAAATGGACAAAAGGCGAACCATATGAAAGGTCTAGAAGATTAAAACACGTAGCTGAGATAGAAAACCAACAATTTAGTAAAGAAGTCGAAACTGATGCATATACTTCTGCATTAAATCATGATGAAAATACGTGGGATATTTTAAATCAAACTCTTTCAGGAACAGGTTTTAAAGTGTCTAATAAGAGAGAAGAACTAGATACTAAAATAGCTGATAGACATTTAGTTCAACAAAGAGGGTTTAATCCTTTTTTAGGCGACAATGACTACGTTAATGATGTTACAGTTAGAGACCAATTTTTAAAACCAGTGAATACAACATCTGATAGAGTTTCAACTACAGGGGAAAAATAATTTAAGCTAAAGATTTATTACACATAGTGTATAATAAACGATTCACAAAATAAGCAAGAAAAACGTTGAAAAACAAAAGCAAACCGTGTATAGCAACTTTAAAAGTAATTTCTTTTGGTCTTCTAATAACTAATAATATTCCAGCAATAAGCGTAACAACTAATAAAAAGAAAAAAACAGCAGTTAAAAAGAAAAAATACATACAAGAGTCACTACTTAAAGGGCCAAAAATCATATTTTGCAAGCTTGCCATTATTATATATTATAAATAGTTTTTTATAATTATGAAATTATGAAATTATGAAATTATATAATTGTAAATAAACTACTTAAATAATTTTTTGAAAAACTTAAATAATGAGCGCAAATACAATTTATAGTACTCAAAATGAATTATTGCTAAATAATTTGATGGAATTTTATAAAGATGAAAGTAATTTAACTAGAATGCTTAAAATAATTACGGGTGAATCTAAAATTTCGCTTAGAATTGTAGACTGGTTTTCAACAAATTATGCTAAAAAGTATTATACATTATATGCAATTAATAAACCCAATGAACCAATTAAAAGATTCAAGGTTTACTTTGATTACAAACTTAAATTGAAAGCATATAGTAAAAAAAGATTTGACCCTTTCTGTCGTTGGGATAGAATAAGTATTCCTTATAAAAATGGAACTTGTATTGAAACCACTATTGGCCAACTTAATTTTTTTAAATGGGCAATTGAAAATAATGTAATTAATTTTATTGAAGAAAACTATGAAACTATTGAAAAAGATATGAATAGTCGTAATAGCACGTCAAAAAGAAAGGAAACTATTGAAAATTCTAAAACTAGAAAGAAGAGAGAGGAACTTTCCATTTCTGCTACAAAAAGTATTAAAAAAGAGGAAGTAGAAATTGTAGTTCAATTTAATTAATTCAATTTTTAATAATGAATTATATTAAATGAACGATTTACAAAAAAGATTTTTGCTTTTTTTAATTGGTTGTATAGGAATGCGCACATTGTTTGTTGTTATTGCAAAACAAGCTAGTGAAAAATATTTAAAATATATAGGTTATTTAGCTTTGCTTCCTGCAATTGGGTTTACATATATATTTTTAACAGGTTCAAGAAAAACAGGAGGTGAAGTTTTTGGCGGTAAAATATGGTGGAATAATTTAAGGCCTCTACACGCATTGTTGTACTTTTTATTTGCTTATAATGCAATTAATGGTAACAAAAACGCTTGGATAATTTTATTAGTAGATGTTATTATAGGTTTAACGGCATTTTTTAGCTTTCACTATTACAATGGAGATTTTTCTAAAGTTTTAAAATAAAATTTAATTTTTACATATTTAACTGTTAAATATTTAAAAATAATTTAAAAGGTTGTATAATGGGAAACTCGCAATCAACACAAAAAATAAATTACGAAGATATTCAATATGTTATTAATAATTCGCAATCACATTTGTTAATAAATACATTAAATGAGAATGAACAAGATTGTCTTATTGTAAATACAACAAACATAAAAAGTGAAGAAGCGTTAGTTAATAGATTAATACAAACTGGTAGTAAAAATTTAAAAATTATAGTTTATGGACGAAATTGTAATGATGAAAAAATTTATGTAAAATATAATCAATTGAAATCTCTCGGATTTTATAATGTATACATCTACGCTGGTGGATTATTTGAATGGTTAATGTTACAAGATATTTATGGAGAGAAAGAATTCCCAACAACAAAAAAAGAATTGGATTTTTTAAAGTATAAACCTCACAAGACATTAAACATTCAACTTTTAGAATATTAATTTACTTCTTTATTTCTCTCACGCTTTTAAATTTTAAATATTCATCCACAGCAATATTAGATAATTGGTCTGCTCTTTTATTTTCATTTCTTAAAATATG